ACTTGGGAACACTACTGCACTAAAGAACAAGTACTATTAAGAGTAGAAAAAACTTTTATGTGCCCTCATTGCTTGGAAAAAGAAAATAAGTCTTGAACTTTCTCTTCGTATTTAGTACAATATACTCTGTGCTGAATATAGGATCAAGATGAATATTTTCATACTAGACTATGACATTGATAAGTGTGCTGCTTATCATATTGATAAGCATATTATAAAAATGCCTCTAGAAGCGGCTCAGATGCTTTGTACTACTATCTTTGTAGACAAGTATCTAGGCTACGTTCCCCGTAATCTAAACAAAGAAGAGCGCGAAGTACTTAAATGCGAAGCAGATAAGGTGCGTGATCTTGTTCCAGAAGATAGACCTATTGCATACTTGCCTACTCATGTTAATCATCCATGCACTGTATGGGCTAGGGTATCTATGGAAAACTTCTACTGGCTCTACTGCTATGCTCATGCGCTCAACAGCGAGTATCACTACCGATATGGCGGGAAGTCTCATAAAGCTGTAGAGGCTATCTGTAAAGTAGCACATTGGCCCACTAGACTAGAGAATCTAGGATTGACTCCCTTTGCTCAAGCAATGCCTGATAACTATAAGCATGAAGATGCTGTGACCGCGTACCGTAGATTTTACATAGGAGATAAAGATGCGTTTGCCACCTGGAAACATCGACCTCAGCCGGACTGGTATGTACGAGAATGTTGACTGGAGATATCAGGAGCCCTATATTCTAGAAGATCTTTATGAATATTTTGCTTCCACGTATGATGAACATTACAGTAGTGGAGATATTCAAGCCAGTGAGTTTATTTCTTCTAGCGGTCGAGGGGAAGGCTTCTTTATTGGAAATATTATAAAGTACGCTGATAGATACGGTAAAAAGGGTGGGCATAATAAAAAAGATCTTCTAAAGATTGCTCACTACATCGTCATGGCTATTTGGGAGCATGAGAATAAATATGGCGAATAAGAAAGTAAAAAAGCAAGACCACGAGAAACTCACAGATAGTAATATTGCACATGTAATCGAACTGCTTGAAGGCTCTCCTCCTATTTCAAAGAAAGAAGCCTGCGATATTCTTCATATTAGTTATAATACTACTAGGCTCAATAAAATTATTGACGAGTGGAAAACTAATAAAGAGTATCGAGATAAGCGAAAAGCAGAACGTCGAGGTAAGCCGGCTACCGACTCAGAGATTCAAACTATAGCTTCTGGCTACTTGGAAGGTGATTCTATTACTGATATTGCCAAGCAAGTTTATAGAACTCCTGCCTTTGTAAAGGCTTTGATCGAACGCATCGGAGTACCTACTAGAGGTGTAGGAGATGAGAAGTACAAGCCCGGCTACTTGCCAGATGCTTGTCTTTCTGATAGCTTTTCGGCTGGAGAGATTGCCTGGTCGGCAACCTATCATGCTCCCTGTGAAATTATTAAAGCCCTTACAGACCCTAAATACCAAGATAAGTATGCAGGCAACTGCTATCAGATTTGGGTAAAAGAGAAAAGTGTAGACGCCAACACGGGGTTTGGGCTTGCTGGAGGTGGCTTTAATGCTTTTGTTCCCGCCTATGAATTAGGCAAGCTTAGCCATCTTAAAGAATACGGCGTAAAAATTGAGAACCTATGATATATTATGCGATTTTTTGTATAACTACAACAATAATGATTCTTTGGAAGTGTCAGATTCCAGCTTGGAAGATTGCCAACGATAAACGAAGAAAGGCTTTTATCTTTTGGCCTACACTTATTTTCTTTGATCTATTACTAGCACCTTTCTTTTTTGTAGTGCTTTTAGCAATGCCTGATATTTATAAAAATATTATAGTGGAGAAACTTAAAAATGGACAGTCTAACTGAAAAAATTTATTTTTTGCTTGATGCTTGTAATCTGTGGGAATCAGATGGTAGCTTTACTTTCCCAGATGGCGATGTCTGGTATAGGGATGAAGGCTATGATGATGAAGAAGATGACATTAATACTCTGATTCGCTCTGCGGGTTACTGGAATAATGAAGATTAATGTTTAGTCCTTTACTGAAAAATAAGTCTTGACTATTCTGCAGAATTTTAATATAATATTCTCTCAATAGTAGAGAAGAGTCAATGAGCGACCGGTTTTATACACAACAACTGGCTGCAACGGGGTCTTGCCCCGGTTTTAAATCAACCACTAAGAGGAGAAGAAAAGTGGCTTGGACTGATGAGAAGCGTGAAGAAGCAGTTTCTATGTATCTGGCACGTAATCCTACTGCTGAAAACAGTATGGAAATTGTGAAAGAAATTGCAGAAGAACTCGATGAGTCTCCTAATGGCGTTCGTGCTATTATTGCAAAAGCTGGTGTATATGTAAAGACCTCCCCAGCAGCTAAAACTGGTACGAAGACTGCAAGTACTGGTACTGGTCGAGTCAACAAAGCTGCCGTGCAAGAAGCTCTTATTGCAGAGCTGAATGAGCTTGGCGTAGAAGTTGACGAAGAAATTATTTCTAAGATGACTGGTAAGGCAGCAGCATACTTTACGGAAGTTCTTAAAAAAGTAAATAAGTAAGCCCCCAAAAGGGGGCTTCGCCCTTTCCTTAGTAGGTAGCGCAGTGCAAGAGCTTTTCACTAAGCTATACAAGGAAAGAGTATGACTAAAGAAGAACTAAGAAGATTACTTATTGAATATGGCGACGCAACAATAACTTATCGTAGCGCTAATTCCAATAAGTTAAAGTATAACGTATGTACCATTGATTTCAACAATGATTACATACAAAGTAAAAATAACCGTTCAGATGAAACGAGTGACACAGTCCTAATGTTCTGTTGGGACTGTGACTCGTTTCGTCTTATGAAACCTGAAAATGTTAAATCGGTTGTTCCTCTAAGCTCCATTCTAAAAAATGGAGAGTAGAGATGGCAGAGGACGTATATTCTAGAATTATATTCGAGGATGACTATAAGCAAACTCAAATAAGACTTACAGTTAGTGAATTTCACGGGGTAGAATATCTTCATTTAAGAAGGTATTATCTAGACTTTGAGGAAGAGTGGAAACCTTCTAATGAAGGGGTCAGTATGCCTATAGACTTTGATAACTGTAGAGAGCTATTTACAGGTTTAGCTGAAATTATTTCATTAGCAGAAACTAAAGAAATACTAGAACAGGAGTTTGGTGATTTAATTCTAAAGCTGTATGAAAAATAGTTCTTTACATTTATTCTTAAATTTACTATAATATTAGAATGAAAAAGCTATTAGACTTTGCCGCTAAAATGTATTATCAGGGTAGCCCGATTATGTCGGATGCTGCTTTTGATAGGCTTGCAGAAACAACAGGATATGAGACAGTAGGAGCTACTGTAGACGAAGAGGCTATGCCTCACTATAGTCAAATGTACTCCCTGCAAAAACTGTATATGGAAGATGGTAGCTATGATACGGCACTTCCAGAACCTGTTGTAGTCACTCCAAAGTTAGATGGAGCGGCTATTTCTCTACTCTATGTAGAAGGTCGTCTTACGATGGCTCTCACTAGAGGTGATGGGATACACGGTCGAGTAATAACAAGTAATATCGAAAGACTAAGTTCTATTCCTAAAAGTATTACTGGAACCGCCGCAATAGTACAAATCACAGGAGAAGTAGTCGCTCCAAAAGACATTCCTAACGCTAGAAACTATGCAGCAGGTGCATTGGGTCTTAAAAGCGCTGAGGAGTTCTCAGAGCGTGACCTAACTTTTGTTGCCTATGACATCTATCCTAATACGAAGATTTCATGGACAGCAGAACTTATGGGACTTCGTAGTAACGGCTTTCATACTGTACTAGATAGCAACTGGGATCAGTTTCCGCATGACGGAACAGTATGGCGCTGCGACGATTACACTAAATTCAAGGAGTTAGGCTATACTCAGCATCATCCTCGTGGTGCCTTTGCTCTTAAAGTAAGGCAACCCGGGGTCATAACAAAGCTGTTAAATGTAGTCTGGCAAATTGGTAAGAGTGGTGTTGTAAGTCCCGTAGCTATTCTAGAACCTATTCTCATAGGCGAGGCTACTGTTAGTAGAGCAACTCTACACAACATGAAGTATATTCAAGACTTAGGGCTAGAAATAGGATGTATGGTGGAAGTGATTCGCTCAGGGGAGATTATTCCCCGAGTAGTTCGTCGAGTGAACTAATGTATAACTGGCGCTCCGCAACTAAAGAACCACCTTTAGTAGGCGAGCCAGTACTAGGAATCACTAGCGAAGATAGACTTATTGTTGTCTACAGAGATATAGATAATAAATGGCGGGTAGAGTTTAATAACGCACCCATTGAAATTACTTATTGGCTATCACTACCACTACTTATACCATGAACCTAGACCTACGAAATCTTGTAACAGGAGAGATAAGTACATCAGAACTATCTGATGAAAGCTGTAGGCTTGCTCTTAGAACTCTAATCAACAGACACGCTCAAGCTCTTCTACAACTAGAAACAGCTTATCATCAAGAAAAAGGTACAATTCAGTGGATACAACAGACGACTCAATAGACTTTGACGATATTCCTTGCGTGGGTAAACTTACTGTAGAATTAGAGGACGAAAATATGGTAGTTCCTCTTCTTATTCTATCGGATAGTTTTCTTAAACTCTCTTATGACCTTCGACGAAGCCTTCTTACATCTTGGTCTGACAGCATTCAAGATGAGCTAGAAGAAATGCAAGATAGGGAACCAAAGGTATATCATTGATATGAGTCTAGGTATCTATAATGAATCCTACTTTAGAAACAATCCAACAGAAAAAGACGTTCCAGGAATTCTTTACTGTGTAGCTCTAGTGCATAGAAAAACTTTTGCTAGAGAATGTCTAAAAGTAGGAATTACGAAAGGTACCTCTTTTAGAGATGTTATTAAGCGTAGCAAAGGTTTTACAGGCTACGATCTTCGAATACAGCGTACCTACATGGACACTCTGTATAATGTATGGAAACTGGAACAAGCCATACATGAAGAATTTAAAAGCTATAAGTATAAATCTGCCCATAAGTTTGGTGGGCACACAGAACTATTTGAAATAATACCTGAAATTATTAAAGCCGTTCCAGTTAATAAAAAATAAGTCTTGACTTTGCAGCTATTATTTCTTATAATATACTCTCTACGGTCGAAGAACAAAGATGCAAAAAATTATCGCTCCAACTAACTGCCCAAGCTGTAACAGTATGCTTGTGCAAATAAACGATCAACTTTTTTGCAAAAACAACGACTGCGAGAGCAAGCAGCAAAAAATCGTAGAGCACTTCGCAAAGACCCTAAAGATTAAAGGACTTGGACCAATGTCCATTCAAAAGCTACAGATTAATTCAATCAATGAAATTTACGAGCTTACGAATGACGAACTGGTTACCGTTCTTGGTTCTGCAGTAGGCAATAAACTTAGCGCAGAGATCGCTAAGTCTAAAGAAGTGTCTCTTAACCAGTTACTTCCTGCGTTTGGTATACCTCTAGTCGGTACATCGGCAGCTAAAAAGCTATGTGCAGTTATCGACAGTATATACGATATCTCGTACAATACCTGTATGCAGGCTGGGCTTGGTCCCAAAGTAACTGAGAATTTGCTGACTTGGTATGAGACGGAATTCGAATCTACTCTCAGTTCACTAGACTTTTCCTTCAAGTCTTACAAAGAACAGGAAAAGCCCATCAAAGGGATTGTTTGCATCACAGGCAAACTTTTTAGTTACAAAACTAAAGATATTGCTAAGTCGCTGCTAGAACAAGCAGGATATGCCGTTCGATCTACGGTGACTCGTGAAGTAACAATTCTAGTGAACGAGAGCGGTATCGAGTCAGCAAAAACACAAAAAGCCAGAGAATCTGGTGTAACAATTGTCACTAACGTAAATGATTTGATTGAGGTAATTTAATATGTCAGCACTTCCGAAATGGACCGATGAACGAACTGAAGAACTTGTTAACTTTGTAGGCGACGAAACGCCTGTCACGCGTTCAACGGTTGAAGAAGCAGCAGAGCGCCTTGAGACTTCCAGCCGCTCGATTTCCAGCAAGCTGCGCAAAATGGGCTATGAAGTAGAGCGTTCAACCGAAGGCTCGGTTCGTGCCTTCTCGGAGCGTCAAGAAGCTACTCTTCGCGCATTCGTACAGGATAACTCTGGTAAGTTCACCTACGCAGAGATTGCAGATGCCTTTGAGGGCGGTGCATACTCGGCTAAGAGCATCCAGGGCAAGATCCTTTCTATGGAACTCACTAGCCATATCAAGCCCACTCCGAAAGCAGAAACAGTTAAGACCTATACGGAAGCTGAAGAAGCTCGGTTTGTCAAACTGGCTGCTGATGGTGCGTTTCTCGAAGACATCGCAGAAGCTCTTAACCGTGAGGTTAACAGTGTCCGCGGTAAGGCTCTTTCGCTCCTTCGTGCAGGAACTATTGAAGCAATTCCTGGTCTCAGGGACCGCAAGGTTGCTGCCCGAACTGACGTACTCGAAGGGCTCGATGTACCGAATATGACGGTAGTTGAAATCGCAGAAGCGATTCAGAAGACTCCTCGTGGCGTAAAGACGATGCTTACGCGTCGTGGTCTTGCTGCTTCTGACTACGACGGCGCTGCAAAGCGCGAAAAAGCAGAATAATTCTGTTTTGTAGTCTAGTCGAGAGGGTGGGGCTATGCCCCGCCCTCTTTTTCGTGTCCGTAAATCCAGTCTCGTTATTTTGGGGTAGTAATTTTGAACTTAGCTAGTATTCTCATAAAGAAAATACTGGAAGATTCAGACGTGGAGACCTGGAGTGTCCTCCACAGATACTACTTGCCTAAAGAATATCATAGAATTCATGACCTTATATCTAAGCATCTTTCTGATTATAATTCTCTTCCTAGTTTTGATTCGCTAAAACTCTCAACTAGAGATAGCTTATTGCGAGAGAAAATATTTGCAATCGAGCTTGTAGAATACGTAGATATTGACTGTGCTCAACTTCTTGATTATATCAAGAATGAGTTTGCTCAGATAGAAGCAATGTCTAAGATAGAGAAGTTCCTAGATACCTCTATCGCTACTAGTTCTGCAGAAGAAATTGTAGACCAGCTTCATCAAATAGTTATGGAGCTAGAGGAACAGGTAGACCTCAAAGACCCAGAAGATGACCTCAAGCGTATGCCTCTCTTTGAGCCTCTAGAAATTCTAGAGAAGAATCATGCTCTAGGGTTGAATGCAGAATACGATAGCGACAACTTGTTTGCTCCTACAGACTATGTTCTGTTTGGAGGGCGCCGCGGGGCTGGAAAGTCCCTCACTTGCTCAAATATTGCAGCTAGTGCATATGAAGGCGGTAAGTCAGCTATCTATTTCACGATCGAAATGCCTACACGGCAGATTCTGCATCGTATTTGCTCTATTGCAACAGGTGTACCCATCAATGCAATAAGAAACAGAAACATGTCTATAGAAGAATGGAGACGTGTAGCAGCTTGGTGGGCACAGCGATTCGAAGAGGGTGAAGTAGAGTATCAAAACTATCTAAAGCACAAGAGCTTTGACCAGTTTCACTCTGACTTGATTAGGCATTCACTAAGAAAGACACAGATTGATATTGTGTATGATGCCTCCCTTACGCTAGGACGTATTCGCGCAGAGCTTGACAAGAAGTGTAAGACTCTGGAACCCGCAGTAGTTATTGTTGACTATATCAATAAAGTACGCACTAGCCTACAAAGCAAGAATGGACAGTTTGAGTGGATGGAGCAGATGGCAATTAGTGATAAACTTAAGCTTCTTGCTCAGGATTATAATGTGTTACTAATATCTCCCTATCAGACCGACTCAAGTGGAGAAGCAAGAATGGCTAAAGGTATTCTAGATCCCGCTGATGCGGCATTCTCTCTCGATGCGCATAAGCAAGAAGATGGAATCATTACCTTTAACTGTGTTAAGCGAAGA